AGAACCAGGTGACATGTTAATTTATTCTGGTTGTGATGTTGAACATTGGCGAGAACCTTTTGAAGGTAAAGATTGTGCACAAGTATTTTTACATTACAATAATTTAAAAGGTAAAGATGCTAAAGCTAATCTATATGATAAGAGACCTATGTTAGGTTTACCTTCATATTTTAAAGGCTTTACAGTTCCTAAAAAATAGAATATAATTTAATTCTGCAGGGGGATGATCCACCACTGATTCCCCTTGCTTTTAACCCTGTAAATAGTCTAATTCTAGAGAGATACTAGTGTATACTACAAGCAATATTTTTAGTAAAATATAGTTATGGCATTACAAGAGGTAAATATATCCCCAGGTTTTAATAAACAGGCTACTCCTACAGGAGCTCCAGGCCAATGGATAGATGGGGATTTTGTACGATTTAGATATGGCTTACCAGAAAAAATAGGAGGATGGGCTCAATTAGGCAACACCACTATGGTAGGTGCAGCTAGAGATCAGTTAGTTTGGGCTGATTTAGATGCAAGAAAATATGTAGCCATAGGAACAAACAAAGCATTAATTATTTTTTATGAAGGAGCTTTTTATGATATTACTCCTTTATCAGCAGCTCAAACCGGAGCAACCTTCACGGCTAACGGGACTACAACTGTTACCGTTAATTTAGCAACTCACGGAATGTTACCTGGAGATTTATTTACTTTTACAGCAGTAACATCTCCTCAATATTCAGGAGTAAATATTTGGGATCCCACAGTTTTTACTGATCAAACTTTTGAAGTAATTACAGCGGTTACTAATTCTTTTACTATAACTATGCCTAATAATGGTACAGGTGAATCAATAACTGCAAATGGTTCAGCTACTGTTAATCCTTATGTAACTTTTGGTCCCTTGTTTCAAACTATAGCATTTGGTTTTGGTACAGGGCTGTATGGAGGAACTATAAGTGGGGCAGCAACTACAACACTTAACGGTTCACTAGCTGACGATACAGCAGGTAATAATGGATCAGCTACAGAAATTACCTTAACAAGTGTTACAGGATTTTCTACATCAGGTACTATTTTAGTAGGGGGTAAAGAATTAATTTCATATTCAGGAATAGCTGGATTAAAATTAACTGGAATAACTAGAGGAGTAAGTGGCTCAACACGCTCGGCTCACGGAGCTTCAGCATCAGTCCAAGATGCAAAAAACTTTGTAGGATGGGGACAATCAAGTCCAACATCAGAAGTAACACTTGAACCTGCAAGTTGGTCTTTACATAATTTTGGAGAAAAATTAATTGCTACTGTTAAAAATGGTAAGACATTTCAATGGTCTCCTTTACATGCACTTTCTACAGCTCTAACAACAAGAGCAACAGCTGTAACAAATGCTCCTGAAAAATCAGTAATGTCTATTGTCTCTGATAGAGATAGACACTTAATTTTATTAGGTACTCAAACAGACCTTGCTGATAATACTACACAAGACAAAATGTTTATTAGATTTGCTGATCAAGAAAATATTAATGATTACAAACCTACAGCTACAAATACAGCAGGTACCTTTAGATTAGATAGTGGTACTAAGATAGTAGGCGCTGTTCAAGGTAAAGATTATATATTAATTCTTACAGATACTTCAGCTTATGTAATGCAATTCGTAGGTCCTCCATTTACTTTTTCTATAAGACAGGTGGGTACTAACTGTGGTTTAATATCACAACACGGAGTAAGATTTATTAATGGTGCTTGTTTCTGGATGGCAGAAGAAGGAGGCTTCTTTATGTTTGATGGTACAGTTAAAAGTATACCTTGTTTAGTAGAAGATTTTGTATTTACAAATAAAGGAGATAATTTAGGTTTAAATTATAATAGTAATAATATTATTTATGCTGGATTGAATCATTTATATAGTGAGATAAATTGGTTTTATCCTAAATCAGGATCTAATCAAAATGATAGAGTAGTCACTTATAACTATGAAGAAAACACTTGGGCTACAGGGTCTTTAGATAGATCTAGTTGGACAGATGCTACTTTATTTGATGTGCCTTATGCAACAGATTTTATAGAAACAGTTGTTCCTAGTTTTCCTGTAATTCAAGGAGCTACTAATGTTAATGGTGCTTCTACTTACTATGCTCACGAAACAGGAAATAATCAAGTAGACTATTTAGGTAATGCTACAGGTATTAATGCTTTTATACAAAGTGGTGATTTTGATTTAGATGTGGAAGGTAATGGTCAGTTCTTAATGTCAATGAGAAGATTTGTTCCTGATTTTAAATTATTAACAGGTTATGCTAAGATAACAATTAATTTAAGAAAATTTCCAAGTGATACTGCAGTTAGTTCACCATTGGGCCCTTTTACTATATTTCCAAACACACAAAAAAAAGACACTAGAGCTAGAGCTAGATTTGCTGCATTAAGGATAGAGAATGATGCTGTTGATCAGACATGGAGATATGGTACATTCAGAGCAGATACACAACCAGATGGAATAAGATAATGGCTAAGATAACTGCATACATACCAGAACCTAAAGAAGTATACGAACCAGATAATCAAAGACAAATTTTAGAAGGATTAGAAACTTTAAAACAACAACTTAATTTTTCTTTTCAAGAGGATTTAAAAAATGAACAGGTAACTTTTAATTTATTTATGGCATCATGACAATACAATATAAAAACCAAGGTTTTGCTTTAGTTAATGCTAACTCTACTGTTGTACTTACAGTGCCGACTACTGCAGTAGCTATTGTTAAAAGTATATCTATAGCTAATACTAGTACAGGTAATGTTCTTGCACAATGTTTTTTAAATGATTCATCTGCAAGTACTTCTTATGAATTTTATAGATCAGATATTACAGCTACCAGTACTATTCAGGCTTCTTACCCAGTATTGAATTTGGAAGCAGGGGATAGTATAAGTGTAAAAGAAGAAGCCGGTAATGCTTTAAAGGGTGTTATTAGTTATGCTCTTATAGATAGATCACAAGAAAATGGCTAAACAAAACTTTTCAAATTTTACACCTAGGGATAAACCTAAGAAGAGGCCCCGAAGACACACTAAAAACTTGAATAAAAGTAAAAAAAGATGTTATAAGAAATATAATAAACAAGGAAGGAATTAATATGACAACTAAAATTATAGATGGAAAAGAAGTACAGGTTATACCAGCTAATGCAAAAGAAATAGTAAAACATAAAACTACAGGAAAAGTTTATGCTAATAAAGCTGAATTTGATGCAGACGTAGCGGACTCTAATACATCTACTACTGCAGAAGATTTTTCACAACATGTTGAAATAACTGTTGCATCTATGTCAATATTTGGTAAAACCAAATAATGGAACCCCAAGGCGGAACTGAATTACAATTTGCATTATTAAAAAAACACTGTCCTAAAGAACTACTGGATCAAGTACAGATATGTACTTCTATTCCTGGTAAAGTTCCTCTACACCCAACTAAATTAAATATTCTTTGGCAAAAAAATTCTTGGGATCAACCTAACCTTCAAGAGTTTTTTAATAATAAAGAACGTCATGATGAATATGATTGGTATATATTTAATAGTCATTGGAATTATGAAAAATTTAGAATGATGTTTGAAGTACCACAAAACAAATGCATGGTTATTAAAAATGCAACTGATAATTTTCCTATTAGAAAAAAATATAAAAAAGGTGATCCTATAAAATTATTACACCATTCTACTCCATGGAGAGGTTTAAATGTAATGTTAGCTGCAATGCAGTATGTTAAAAATCCTAATATAACTTTAGATGTTTATAGTAGTACCCAAATTTATGGAGATAGTTTTAAAGAAAGAAATGATGATGTTTATCTTCCTTTATATGAACAAGCTAAAAAATTACCTAACGTTAATTATATTGGATACAAGCCTAATCAATATCTTTTAGATCATCTAACGGATTATCAAATGTGGGTTTATCCAAGTATATGGGAAGAAACTTTTTGTATAGGTGTAGTAGAAACTGCCGCTGCAGGACTACATGGAATTGTTACAAACTATGGTGCGCTTTTTGAAACGTTTGCTGAATGGCCTGTATATGTAAATTTTACAAAAGACTACGCAGCTTTAGCAATTGCTTTTGCTCATGCTATAGATACAGCTGCTGATTATCTTCATGAGGATTATCTTCAAGATCATTTAGATACTCAAGTAGATTATTATAAAAGATTTTATTCATGGGAGAAAAAAGGAAAAGAATGGGAAAACTTTTTAAGAGGAGCCTTGAATGCACGATCCTAGACTTAAACATAAAAAAATAAGTCAAGGAATTGATTTCACTGAAACAGTTACACCTATATGGAAAGATGAGACAAAACAACATTTAATAAAAGACCCTGAATATAATATAATAGTTTGTACACCAGTCCATAGTGAAGTATCTATCCATTACACTCAGTCTTTATTAAAAATGCAACAGTTCTGTTTTGCTAATAATATTAAAGTATCTTTTCATTTAATAAAATCTTCTTTAGTAACTCAAGGAAGAAATTTATGTGTAGCTCATTTTTTAAATAATGTTGATGCAACTCACATGTTATTTATAGATTCAGATATAGATTTTGAACCCTCTACTATTTATGAAATGCTTAAAAGAAATAAAGATGTTATATCTGTACCTTATCCTTTAAAGACAATGTCATGGGATAAAGGTTATGATTATATAAAAAATAATAGAATTAAAAACGCTAAAGATCTTCAAATGTCTATGAATAATTACCCTATGAAATTAAAAGATATAAACAATGTTATAGTAGAAAATGGTGTTATGGAAGTAACCCATTCCCCTACTGGATGTATGCTTATTAAAAAATCTGTTTTAGAAAAAATGGTTGAGAAATATCCAGAGATGTTAATTAAACAATCTACTATTATTAATGGTAAACAAGTAGAAACAAAGAATCTTTATAATTTTTTTGATACTTTATTTGATGAAAAAACTAATACTTATCACGGAGAAGATTTTGCTTTCTGTAGAAGATGGGCTGATATAGGAGGTGAATGTCATGCTTATATTAAAGATTATATCAGTCATATAGGAGAGCATCAGTATACAGGAAGATTTGCTGATGAGTTGAAACGAATAGACTAAAATGGTAGAATTAGCCATAAACTATAGATTAAATTATGGATCCATTTACATTAGCACTAGCCACGTTTGGCGTACAAAAACTTAGAGGGAAATCAACTAAAAGATCATTAAGAGACGCATTCATAGTAGGAGGCGGTTCTCA